TCATGTTTATTTCCTTCGTTTTTTTCAAAAAAATTCTGCTCAATTGCAGATGCCAAGCGATCCGCAAGCTTCGGATCGAACTTTACTAAAAAATACGCAACATCTTCTGTTGGTACATGACGCAAATTGAACATAATTTCATCAATTCCACGCAAAATTTGCGATTCTTCTTGCTGTCTTAGCATAATTTCCTCATTGTAAAATGTCGGTTTGCACGGAAGTCACTACACTACCTCTTTCCTTCGCAATTCCGACTGATTTTAACCATTCAATCTCAATTTGTAACTCTTCCTCTGTCAAGGTTTCCAAATATTCTTCATATTCGGCCCAATCTTCTGCTGAAATGCTCATCTTCTCATACTCGCTATGTCTTTTGCTTCATTATCTGTGAATACCGGCACAGCATTTGATTTATGCATGGTACCGATGCCTTTAATTTTGTCTCCTGTGTAGGAATTTTGCAATCTTTTTGTGCAAGGAATAAATCCTGTATCTAAAGATTTAATGTCAGGGGTTTCCCTGTGGAAAGGTACCATCTTTTTCAGAGGTAGTTTAGTTTTAATGACGGGAGAATGTGAATATCTTTTTGAAGATATTTTATTGATAGCCTCTAACCATTGATGCTTTTGCTCTTGTTGAGCTTTAGTTAGTTTTTTTGGCTTTGATTTGGGAATATAACCGTATATCATATAATCAATTTCTCCATGTGAAGAAACAATTATATAACAGGAGGTGCTGGATGTCAAGCGCTGGTGTTGTATGGAAGCAACAATACCTTTATTTCAAAAGCGGACATACCTACTTATAAGAAAAAATTAGAAATTTCTATTTTCTTCTGGTAAACTTGTATCTTCTAATTCACTTAATAATTCTTCAACAGTTCTATTTTTGAGTTTTTTGATTTCAGCATGCTCATTTTTGCTTCTTTTTGGTACATAAGCATAATCATCATTATACTCTTTATTCTTGCGGAATTTTGCCACAAATTTTGTCACTTATTTCTCCTATTTCATCGTTTCAAAAGTTATGCCTCTAATTTTAGTTTCGGGCATGTTGTGCATATCCATATTCGACACATAAGTGATGTCGGCATTTGGATAACAAATTTGTACAAGTTTGAGTAATTGGCAGACTGTGCCATCCGAATCATTAAACGAAAATATTTCATCAACACAATTGATATTTTTTAATATTTCACGGCGAGTGTCATAATTTTGAACAAATCCACCTTGTGACCACATCATATACCAATCAGAATGAACACCGACAACTAACCAATCACCTTTTGACTTACATTTCATTAAGTATCTTAATTCTTCAATCGTAAGCGGATCAAAAGTGCCGGATGTTATTATTATTCTATCTTTTTGTGGCATTACGGTAATAGATTTGGAAAAGCCTCTTTTACGAATTTATAGTTTAAACCTTTTACACCTTGGTCTTTTTGGAAAATACCAATCAATACTTCTGCATCACGGGGTTCCAAAGATTCCAAAATTTGTAGCAATAATTGATTTCTTTTCTCTGGTGTCAAACTTTCTGCTGTAGCATCACCTTTTTTGAAAAGATATAATTTACGCAATTGTGCAGCTAAAGAATTTGAAGTAATACCAGGTAAAATATCATCAGGTATTTTGTAATTATCTGGCATTTCAGTAACTAACCATTGGCAATTTGGATGAAATGTTAATTGCAACACATCGACCAAAGTTTGAGAAAGATTCTTCTCTATTACTGCCATTTTTTCTTTTTTATCTTTAGCTTCTTCAAATTCATCAAATACTTCAAATATATTTTTCATTAAAATTCCTCGATTACTTCCATTAAGTTTTTCAGTTTATGTTCAATAAAATAATTCAACAACTTATTCCGTTTTGCTGGAACTGTTTCATCATAAGTATTTATAATCTTTTCTTTTATTTCTTGTGGAATGAAAGACAAGTCAATTAACGTTTGATTTCTACCAAAATTTACAGTTTCATCGTATGAGAAATTTTTAACATCTTCATTCAGATATTTTTCTAATGTTTTTTGTGTAATTGGTTTTTGTCTTAAATCACGGACAAAACAATCTGATGGTGAAAACATATTTGGTATGCCATCACCTTTATCACCACGAATAATTTTTTCTTTAAGTTCTAATACCGGATTTTCTGATTTTACAAACTTCTTTTGTGAAGGGTTATATTGCTTCACATTTGGATAGTTTTGCAACTGTAGGAAGTCACCATCACTCGATAGGATCAAAATCTTTTCGTGTGCTGAGTGCCGTGGTACTAGTGTGCCAATGATATCATCCGCTTCGGCGCCCTCAACGTCAATTACTTTATATGGGAAGTTTTCTTTGAGTTCGGCTTTGAATTTTGCAAGCATGTCAAAAATTAAATGCCAATCTAAGTTAGATTTGTCACGGTTCTTTTTACGATTTGCTTTGTAAAATGGGAAATACTCTTTGCGCCAGTATTTACGGTTATCACAACACAATACCACTTCACCATACTCACCTTTAAAATTCTTAATATGGTTACGAATGATATTTAAAATCATATGACGAATTAGACTTTCATCTAATGCACCTTTATGGTTTGAAATCTGTGCCATAAGTCCGGCAAGTAATACTTGGTTTAAATCAACGAGAATCATAATAAACTTTCAATAGTTTCCAATAGGTACTATTGTATCACAGTTCTTTCAGTTTGTCAAATGTTTTTTGAATAAAAGTGGTAGAAGTGGTAGTTTTGCGAGCCATGACACCATACCAATTTTGTGGTATTAATCCAGAAATATATTCTAAAGGTTCCACAAAAACGGCATCAAAGCGGTCAACATCATATATGCCATCATGTGTATTATCTTCTTTGAATAATATAACATGATATGTATTACCCATTGTAGAATTGTTTAGGCTTTCACCTGGATTTTTGTATAAAGCTGATTCAATATGTATTTCGTCTTTTTTATCGCTAGGTAGAAAAAAGATTGCGTCATGTGCCTCATTCTTGAGGTGTTTGAGAAATTCTAACATTATAGTCCTTGATATGTGATTTGCGTACTCTTACCATTATCCATGTGTTATAGTAATCTTCTGATTCCATAACTCCACGGACAAATTGCTCTTTTGCTTCGAGATAACCACATTCGCCTTTACTTCGGCATAGATGTAATATTTCACGGGAAAAGTTTTCATGGCCTAATTGTAACACATCTTTCTTCAACATGTCACTACTTCCATAGTAAGTTTGCCAATCACTTGGAACTTTAATCTTTTTCTTTTTACCTTTGACTTGTTTGGTTTTGGCAGAATAAAAGAATTTCTTGCCTATGTATTTTTTACCATTCGTCAGATTAGTTATCTGATACACGAACCCGTAATTATCACCAATCAAATCTTCAGTAAAATCTTTACCATTATACTGCCAATCTATTCGTCCCATTCCTCATTGTCCAAATCGTCATCATCCTCTATATAGTCCTCGGATAATTCTTCGATTTGTTCACCACAGAATGGGCAATGTTCTGGTAAATCTTGAGATACTAATTCTTCCATATATGCTATGCTATAAGATGATTCACAACTTAAGCATTCTCCAGATAATTGTTTTTGAGTCATTAAAAATCCTTAATGTGCCCAAACATCACTCCAATCTCCAGACAAAGCACCTTTTGCATAATCGGTTGCTCTATTCTCAAAGAAGTTTGTGTGTGTTGGTGCGTTAATCATTTCCTCTACCCAAGGTAAAGGATTTCTTTTCACTTTAAACTGACCTTTGAGTCCTAAAGAAATCAAACGGCGGTCGGCAATATAACGAATATACTTCTTAACATCTTCAGCTGATAAATCTTCCATGGCGCCCATCTTAAATGCCAAATCAATAAATTTATCTTCAAGTTCTACCATTCTTTCAGCAATCGTATATAAACGACTTTTTAATTCATCGTTCCAAATTTCACGATTTTCTTCTATATATGTCCTAAACATTTTAATCATGTTTTCGGTATGTTGAGTTTCATCAACAATAGACCATGTTACAATTTGGCCCATACCTTTCATTTTGCCATGTCGTGGAAAATTAAGTAACATAATAAAAGAGCTAAACAACTGCATACCTTCGGTAAATGCCGAGAATACAGCAATATGAGTTGCAGTGTTTTCTTTTGTAGTATTTTTACTGGAGATGTCCATAACATAATCGTGTTTCTCTTTCATTTCAGCGTATTCCATAAACTCATTATATGTTGTCTCTGGTAAACCTAAAGTTTCAATTAAATGAGAGTATGCTGCTACATGCAATGCTTCTCTTGCAGCAAAACCCAACAACATCATTCTTATTTCCGGTTGGGGAAAATAAGGTAAATAATTATTAACATAACCACCAGCAACGTCAATGTCTCCTTGGGTGAAGAACCGAAAGATGTGTGTGAGAAATTGTTTCTCTTCCTTGGTGAGTTTCTTTTTCCAATCTTTGACATCTTCGAGCATAGGTACTTCAGTATGCAACCAATGGGACTGCTCATGCTTAAGCCATGCATCATAAGCCCAAGCATAATTAAAAGGTTTAAAGTAAGTGCGTTCATCGGTTATTTTTGTTTCTGTTTTCTTAATCATTCTTATCCTTCGCAAGCAATACAATCGTTACCTTGAGCTATCTGTGTCATATCAAGCTCTTTAATAACTTCTCTTTCTACTTTTTTGGCAACCTTATCTGCTTTGCCAATTTTTTCTGAACGGCAATAATATAAAGTTTTCAATCCTTTTTTCCACGCCATAAAATGAATGGCATGAATGTATTTGATATGTGCATCTGGCCTAAAAAATAGGTTTAATGATTGTGCTTGGTCAATGTATGCTTGACGGTCCGCAGCCAAGTCGATAACCCATCTCTGATCGATTTCCATAGAGGTTTTAAATACGTCTCGTTCAGCGTCAGATAGTATATCGAGATGCTGGCAAGAACCATCATTAGCAATAATACTAGACCAAATGTCATTGTAGTCTTGTTCATCTTTTGCTTTCTCTTTAATAATTTTATCTAACCAACGATTCTTGTTTAAGAAAGAACCCGAAAGAGTATCCTGCCGATAAGCGTTGGCACGATAAGGTTCAATAGAAGGAGAAGTATTCCCCATGATAATGGAAGAAGAAGCATTGGGAGCAATAGCCATAACATGACTAAACCTACGGCCAGTACCAGTCGCATCAGGAGCTTCACCTCTTTCGGTACCCAATTCGATATTTGCAGCATCTAAACCTTTCTTAATATGACTAAAGATTTTATTATTTGCAACTTTTGCCATTACACCTTCAAAAGCAATTCCGTTGCGTTGTAAGTAAGCATGAAAACCAAGAGCACCAATACCAATGCTTCGTTCACGTTGAGCGGAGTACTTTGCTCTTGCAATAGCGTCAGGAGCATTTTCAATAAAGTATTGAAGTACATTATCAAGCATTTCTGCTACATCTTTAAGAAACTGTTTATTATTTTTCCACTCATCATAAGTTTCTAGATTTAAACTTGATAAACAACATACTGCTGTTCTTTCTTCGTTTGTGGGTAAAATAATTTCAGAACACAAATTTGATTGATGTACTTTTAAACCTTTATCTTTTAACCATTTTGGCAATTGGCGATTGCTCGTATCAATATAATGAATGTATGGTTCACCTGTATGCATACGCAATTCTAAAATTTGTTGCCATAGGTGTCTTGCTGATACCACTTCACGAATTTCGCCTGAATGTGGGTCTTTTAGTTCCCAATCATCTTTAGCTTCAGGATCCAACATGCAATTTTCAATGAGTTGCATGAAGTCATCCGTAATATTGATACCATGGTGTAGATTCAGGCAACGCACATTTGGATCGCCTGTTGGCTTTCTCATCTCAAGGAAGGGAATAATATCAGGATGAGATATATCAAGATAAGCAGCGTAACTGCCCCTACGGGTACGACCTTGACGATAAGCCAAGCTAGAGGCATCATAGATTTTGAGGTGCGGCATAACGCCAGTCGATTTATCGTCTGCCGAACGAATACCAAAGCCAATGCCAACACCGCCACCAAGCATACTAAGCCAATTAGTTTCTGAAAGATTATCAACTAAGCCCTCCGCAGTATCTTCAATATAATTAAGGAAACATGATATAGGCATGCCACGCTTACTACGACCAAAACTGAGAATGGGAGTAGAATAAGATAACCAATGTTTGCTACTGTAGTCATATAATCTTTGTGCATGTTCTAAATTACTTCCAAATGATTTTGATACAAAGGCAAATCTGTGTTGTGGTGATGTTTCATCTTCCTTCATGTACGATTCTTGTAATCGTTTTATTCCTAGTTCGTCAAAAAGTTTATCTCGTTGTAAATCAATAGTTAATCCTAGATATTGCATATTCACCTTGTTATTGTTATTGTTGTTTAAAAAATATAATATAAAATGCTAAACTTTTTTCCAGTTCACAAACTCCATTTTTGCTCTTAAATTTACAGCTGTATGTTTATCTATAATGTCTTGAATTTCGTCAGGTGAGAACCCATTCAATATCATATCATTAACATCTTTTTCTTCAATAAATTCTGGCCAAATAACCACATTAAAATGATTGTCTATGGCGTGTTCCATCTTCTTTACAATCTCTTTGTTACGAGGCTCATTGTCGAACACTAACACCACCTTGGTCTTGTCCAATAAATCTGTAATTGATTCCAAATTAGAGTCTGCTGTTGCTACTGCATTCTCTATAAACATTGAATCAATTGGACCTTCAAATACATATACTAATTTATCCTCGTCTATCCGATCAAGTCCAAATACTTTTTTGTTATCATCATGTAATTTTAATGTGATATACCGGAGTTTCGATTCCCCCAACGAGCGGCCTTGGATAGCCACGAGGTTCTTCTCTTTGTCATAGAACGGTATGACGAGCCGTTTATCGTCCTTATGAAGTCCTTCTTTTGCAATCCCCAAATCTTCAACGAATTTACTAAAATCTTCCGCATAGTATAATTGCGATGAAAAGGCCTCTGGAATCCGTCTTTGCTGAACATAGACCTTAGCAAAATGCGCTTCTGGTAAAGAGTCGATTGTTGGAAGCTCAAGTGATTTTTTGAAGATAGGCTTTTCCGTTTTAAATTCTTCAAACTCCGGCTTTGGATAGTTCCCATTATCTGTTCCATTCTTATATCGTTCAAGTTGATATTCTTGTGAAAGATTAGGATCAACTTGTTTTAAAAAATTATAAAAAGTGGTGGATGCGCCACAATTATGGCACATATAAAAATAATCATTCTTCTTACGAAAAATGTAACCACGAGATTTAACTTTATTTTTTTGTGAGTCGCCACAAAGCGGGCATCTGAAATTATAAAGGTCATCTTTCTTTTTAGAAAACCTTTGTAATTTAGGCGCAACTTGTAACAGGAAAGTCCTGTCAATAAAAACACTCATAATATACTATTCAAATTTAAATTAATGTAACGATTTCAGTATTGTATCAACGTTTGTGTGTGAAATCAACCAAGACGCAACAATTATACCACCGGCAATCATCCACTTCCATTGATTAAGTTTTTCAAATTGAAGTTTGGAATTCTCACTATGTTTTGTCATTGAATCTTTCAATTCTTTAATTTCACCCATAATACATTTCTCAGAATCTTGTACCTTTTCCAAAACGGTATCAATTCTTTCATGTAACTCGGATATGTCCTCATCCTTTTCTTTTCGGTTGTTATTCATATCCTCGTATACTTTCGAAATGTGACGGTCGTGCTGTTCTACCAGCTTTTCTATAACCGTATCTAGTTTACTACAAATTGCAGATAAAGTCAATACTTGAGTTTTTAACACTCCGACATCGACTTTAATTTCTGAAATTTCGTTTTCAGCCATTTCACTTCTTTTTTGCTGGTGCTGGTGCAACAGGTGCCACTTCTAACTTCTTGTGTACCTTGATGGTTTTGCAAACATCTTTACCAGTCTTTTCATTTTTAACACAAGCCTTCTCCATAATGCCTTCAGCAAATACAGAAGAAGTGATCAATGTTGCCAAGATTACTAATAGTGATTTTTTCATTTATAACTCCGGTTGTGGTGGTTGAATTGGCATTGGTTTGCCGGTTGAACTCATTACGATGCCTGGAACAAAAGGTGGCATAGGTGCAGATTGTGGTGCAAATGCTTGAGGCATATTTAATGGCACATTACCAAAATTACCCATTGGAGGCATCGATGGTCCACCAAAAGGTGATGGTGAAGGCATTGGTAAACCAAAAGAACCTGGCGTCATTGGTGATGGACCAGTTGGTCTTGTTGCGGCCTGTAATGCTGCCATTTTTGCATCTTTATCATTACCAGCCAG